GGCCACGATCCGTGTCTCCGAGCAGCATAGCGACTTCTTCGTGCGTAACGCCATTGTGGTGTTGGCCGAGCAGCGCCTCGCCCTTGCGGTGAAGCGTCCTGAGTCGTTCGTCAAAGTCACCTTCGACGCTGCGCCTTCCTAATCTGTAAAGGTGTAGCCATATAGGCTGCCTAATTACAACACATAGGACATGAGAAACCCCCCGGAGCAATCCGGGGGGTTTTCTCGTTTGTGCAAGTTCCGATAAACCTCTACACGGAGGTATCTAGATATGTGTTCCATAGGGAGCGGTGTACTAGACATTCCATGCATACGGCGGCGATGTTGAATTCGTCACGGAAAGTAAAAATGCTACGGCTGGCCAAATAGACATCTCCACAATTGTAGCAGTGTCCGCAGATACCGTCCTCGCGTATCCATGCCCCATTGTCGATGGCGGCGTGGAGGGCAGCAGTTACTTCATCAATGGAGAGTGTGTGAAGTGGTTCCATGGAGGAATACTATCTTATTGGGCAGGCTCCTGTAGCGCAATCATCATCAAGTAATTCGCTAATTCCTGCTCCCACCAGAATGTTCTTGTTATCGGTTTGTGAGAGCATTTCTTCGTATTGCTGTTTGGTGATTTCTTCAAGGGGTGCCTGAGCGAATCCGTGTTCACTGTGCAACAGGAAGGAAACGGATTTCATTGTGGGCCAGTTCTTTTCAAGAAACTTTTGAACGCTTTCTAATTCTCCGGGTCTAATGTAAACGGTTACGGAAACAGCGTTGTCTGCCCATTCTTCTTGAACGCGACATTGAAGTTCCAATTGTTCGATTGCCGTCATGTCGGAAGCAACGATTGTTTCTTCGGGAAATTTGCAAGGAAATTCAACAACCTTGGTTCGGTTGTCGTTTTCAACCCATTCAACGTGGTAGCCGAGTTGTTCGCAGTAGTCCAGTAGAGGGTCTCCGGATGCCATACGCACTCTGCGGATGTGGTGTTCGCTGTAACCCGGATGAATACCCGGAGTTACTCCAGCAAGAAGGCTGAGAGTTCCACTTGGTTTGACGGTTGTTAAACGAACTGATTCTGGCCACTCTTTATATGCGGACCATTGCGTATCGAAATTACGAAGGGCTTGATAGGCAGGCGAAAGCCAATCTAATTTGTCAAGGGCTTGAGCGACGCCTGTGACCCCAAGACCAAGACGCATGTTCTTGCTAGTGATTTCATCGGATTCACGATCCAGATAGGGAAGCGATGCTACTGCCTTTTGTATTTTGTAAAGCAGTTTTGAAATGTCGATTAGTTCTTCTTGGCTTTCGATGTTTGCCAGCATGATCTCTGCGAGATTGCAGGATTCACGGTTGGCTAGTCCAATTTCAGCGCAAGGGTTTGTTCCTTCAATTGTCTTATCTTCACGAATTTCGTTTCGACGCCCATACTTTCTGGAGGCATCAAGATTGAACAGTCCGTATGGTTCTCCGTTGCCCCGGTACCCTTCCCAAAACACATCTGGAATTCCTTTGATATTGGAGGTGACAATACTGTTGTTGGACATTGCCCGGTGGTGGGGAATGTTTCCCAGATCCCATCGTTTTGCGTGGAGAAAGTCAATGTCGAAGGGACTTCCTAGAGCGATTTCTGCGCTGCGACGCACGTTGCCTGCTACGACAACCGATCCGATGATGTTGCAGATGTCTAAGACTTCTACAGCAGTTAGGGTTCGACCAATAGCACCATTCAAAACGCTACAGATCTTTGTGATTCCTTCTATCAAAATCCCCGGACCTGAGGCTGTTCCACCGAAAGTTCGGATTGGAGAGCCTGCTGGACGAATGAGTTGAGTGGAGTAGGAGAATTCTGCCGGATCATCTGCGGAGCCGAGGTAGGTTTTGACTGCGCGGAGAAGGCATTCTGACCAGCCTTCTCTTTTGTCGGGAACGATGTAGTCGGCGTCAGAAACGTCGTGGTTGTCCACGGCCCCTTGGCGGACTATACCTAAACGGATTGGGTTGAGAACCGAGAATCCGACTCCGCCACCAAGCATCAAACGTTCAAACATCCATGAGAAATCTTCTGGCTTTTGGATATCAACGAACCAGCAGTTGCAAAGACTGTCGCCGCCTAAACGAAAGTTGTTTGGTGTGCCCAATTGCCAGAGCATTCGTCCACCGGGCATTCCTTTAAGGTTGAACATGTAGTCGAACATGCGTTCGGATTCGTCATCAGAAAGTTCGGCACCAATTTCGTTAGCGCCGTCGATAACTCGTTGGCAAGTCTGTACCCAATCTTCGGTGGCACCAGTGTCTTCGTCTACGATGCGAGCATAAGTACGTTTATAAACTATGTATCCAAGTCCATTGAAACCCCATGGAGGCGTTTTTTGAGAGTAGGGGTTAAGGAAGGCTTCTGTAAGCGGCATCTGATCCTCTGGCTTAATGTGAGGTGTTTAATGGAGGTGACATAGTATGTCACAACCTTTAAATACTGAAAGTTAAAGCAGACCTAATTCTTCTGCTTTTTCCCTACTGATTTTGCTTCCAGCAGAAACAATTAGGACTTTGGCAAGATGTTCAGGAGTGATCCACTGTTTTTCAATGATGTCCTCTTCAACAGTGAAAGTGTTCTCGTCATCTGTGTTTTCTTCAAACATGATGGTGTGATCTTCGGGTGTGCAGGTCATGGAAGAATTCCCACAGATGATGCATGGACCCGGTTCATAAGCGGCGAATTCGATTCCGCTGATATGGGGTTCGTTGGTTCTTCCTACCATGAACAGACCATACACCAAGGAATGGGTTTGTGCCGGGACGCGAAAAAGGAGGGCCGTAAGAACGACCCTCCCTAAACGCTTTGGACTGGTCAGCCCATGATTACAGGGTTAGGCGGACTCGTTGTAACGCTGGTCCGAACCCAGAGCCTGAAAGGCTGCGTCGTAAATCCTTACGAACTCTTCAGGGTAAAGAGCCTCCAAGGTCTTGTGGGCCTTGTACGCGGCGGTCATCTTGCGACGCTGCCGAATCTTACGGGCCACAGCCTTGGCTTCCTTTTCAATTACATCTTCGTTGCGGCTGGCAGTCATGATCCTGTTAAGGACTGTCTGCTCCGCGTCGGTGATGTCGTTCACGGTATTCCTCCTCATATCTTAGATTATAGGTTATCCGTGTGAATACACAGGATAGCAAGTGTCACGATAAAGCGCAAGTATTTGAAATTACTTTTCCTTGTTGGCATGTAGGGCTGAGAAGACGAAGTAGATGAGCATTCCGCAGAAGAAAAGTCTAGATGCGTCGAAGTATCCAATTCCGGGGGAGAGTTCATTGAAGTTCGGGTAAGCGTTGATGACGATGTGGTTAGCCCACAGAAGTATTAGTCCACCAAAGCAACTGATCAGTGCGGCGGATCCCATCACGCTGATAAATGTTTTCACGAAGCCGCTCTTCTGCTGCGGTGTAACAGTGTCTTGTGATGTAAGATTCTTGATGAGTCGATCAAAGTCATTTGTTTCGTCCATGAACAGATCATACTAGCCCTTGTGGAGCAGCGCAATAGGCTAAACTCTTTTTAACTTGTCACGAATGGCTTTAGGAGAATAGCCCATGCCCATACCAGATACATCTGTAGATGTGGAACTATCCGGTCCTCGTCGTCGGCGTCCGGGTTGGCGTGATCGACTCAATCGTGCAGCGGCGCGGGCTGCCGCTGCCGCCGCTAGGCGGCTACGCAAAAACCGGGGGTAGTAGGCCGATATGGCTCTTGTAACTACTGCTGATCTAAAAAAGTATATGGACATTACTTTTAGTAACGTCCAAGAAGATGCTGCCCAAATGATAGTTGACGGGTTAGAGGCCGACTTGGAACATTATATTGGTCGTCCTGTATCTGCTGCGTCTTTTTCTGAGTCGCATGTAGCGCCTGCTAATTATTCTGGCTCATCTCAATATAGTTTCTTTTATGACTACAATCTTGACAGGACGAGTAGTGCTGTAGCGGATGTGACGAAGCCGCCGTATGTTCTTTATACGCGTCGGTCGCCAGTGGTATCTGTGGCGTCATTGACTGTACAGGGTCAGAGTGATTCTTCTGCTACGACTCAAACGGTTGGTAGCGATTATGTAGTACGAAGATATGGCGTAGATATGTTCACAGTTCAAGATAACGATATAATCGTTATTACTTATACGGCTGGTTTAGATGCTGCTTCAGATAATACGGCGGCATTGAAACTTCTTATTCTCAGAGCGGCGTCGCGTGAAGTTCAAAATCTTCATGACGATGTGGTTGGTATGAAAGACTTGACAACGCGTAATGTCGCTCCCGTAGAGACTGGTTTCACGGAAAGCGAACTCAACTCAGTTAAACGGTGGCGTCGCGTCAGGGTGGCCTGATATGAGTCAGATAGAAGCGCGTGGAGTTTTAAAAACCAGAGCCTATTTTGCGGGCATGGTTAAGCGAGCGGAAAATTTTCATTCCCAGTTGAAATGGGCACGCGACGAAATCAAAAAAGCAAATCGAATGAACTTTACTACTGGTGGTGTGGCGTCTACTGGGAAAAAGTGGAACGCTTTAGATTTGGAATACCAGTCGTGGAAGATACAACGGTACGGTAATTTGCCTACGATGATCAGGGAAGGCGATTTGTTCCGTCAGTTGACCACCCTGTCCGGTCGGGTTAACCACATCGGATTGAAGAACGCTCAGTTCGGAACCGATTTAGAATATGCAAAGTTCCATCAGGCAGGTACAAAATTCATGCCAGCCAGAAAGATTGTGTTCGTCCCCAAAGGATTTGCCCGCGGTCTTGGATTAGAAGTAGCAGATTATTTGGTGTATGGTCAAAAGGGTACGAGAACGTACAAGAAACTAAAAGCATTGGCGTTTGACTAATGGTTGCAACAATGGAAGGCCCAGCAGCGGCCAAGAAATATGTGAACGATTTTCTTGCGGCTGACATGCCGACAAGATTATTGAACTATCGAAACACGTTGGGTTTGTCGGATAGCGAACTTCCAAATCCAGTCAAATATTTGACGTTTGAACCGTTGACTTTAGACAACTGGCCGACGTTGATTACGTTGGTGGAATCGACCAGCCAGATTGTTAGACATTCCAATGAACCGGGAATGGATGTTCTGTATGAGGTCAAATATTTGATGCGTACCTATTGTTGGGTGCGGGCCACGGGGGCCAGCGAGGTGACGGTTGCCCGAGACAATATGACAATGGTGGTAAGGGATGCGTTGCTGGATCGACCGGCACTTCGTATCGCTGCGGTGGCTGGAGCCGCATGTGAGATCAAAGTCGATGAGGGAACGATTACCGAAGACTTTTCTGATCTTACGTTACTAAAAGGTGAACGCTTCCTTGCGGCTTCGTTTCTATCGTATGAATTGAGTCTGTACGAATCTATCGGTCGTGCGAATTTGGGAACGATGCTAACTGGTGTGATTAATGAATCTCAGATCGAAAAGGTTCCCAATGCTCCCACCATACTTAGGGGAACTGCTGGGAATATTCAAGTGTCTCTCGCTTGGAAAGCACCGACCTACGACGGCGGTGGAACTCCGATTGCTGGTTATGTGATCCAGTTCTCCACGGATAAGGGAACTACTTGGGCGACGGTTGTTGCAAATACAGCGAGTTTGAACCCGGTTCATGTTGTTACGGGTTTGACTAATGGAACTTCTTACATTTTTAGAGTCGCTGCTTTAAACGCTGCTGGAACGGGTGCATATTCGTCTGCATCATTAAACGCCATACCTTCTGTTTGATAACCATGTATGGGTGCTAATATAAAAAGCGGACACAGATACATGCAATGAAAGACCTTCAGAACCATGTAAGATTTGTCAACAAAGTTCGTTCATCGGCTCATCAACACGGAGGCGCGGGGAATGCCCGGAATCGTAATAAATACCGCAACTAGAAGCGGACCAACAGCAACTGGAGAAATCCTTTCAGCGCAATCGTTTATGGTGGGTACCACCGAACGTGGAAAGGCTTCAGAGCCTACCTTGCTTCGGAACCTTACCGAGTACACGAAGTATTTTGGTAAGTATGTATCAGGAAATATGCATACTAGCATTCAGACCTATTTTGAAGAGGGGGGAGCGCGCCTGTATCTTCAGCGTGTTGTGGCTGACGATGCTGTAGCGGGTAGCCGTGCTTTCGTTAATTCTGCCGGTTCTACGGTTGCTACATTTTCCGCCGCCGATGTTGGGGCGTGGTCTGCGAACTTGGATGTTCAGATTGTGGCTGGTGATGTTTCCGGTGTTCGTGTCAAGGTGTTTCTTGATGACGTACTCGTATTGCACACTAACGATTTGACTACGCTTGATGCCTTGATCACCGCTGTTAATGCGGAAGAGCCTACTCGTCATTTGGTTACAGCCACTAAAGAGGCGGGGGCCACAACCATGCCGGTGGCGACTTCTGCGTTGGCTATGTCTGCTGGCGCTGACGGAACATTGGTTACTGATGCGTCAGCAACTGACAACTATGTTGAGGGTTTGGCGCTACTTGGAAAAGATCTTGGTCCGGGTTCAGTTTCGATTCCCGGTATTGCAACTTCTAACTCTTATTGGCACGCACTGATTGATCATGCGAAAACAAATGACCGGATTGCCATTTGTTCGTTTACTGAGGCTAGCAGTCATACGACTGTCAAGTCTACTTTGAGCGGTGCTTCCCCAACAATTTATGCTGATGATGACGCCCAATATGCGGCCTTCTATTATCCGTGGGTGAAGATTCCCGATCCGGCCAATGCTGGATTGACGGTCACTTTGTCGCCTGAGGCTTATGTTCAGGCAAAGCGTTCCAAGGCTGCTAACGCGGCTGGAGGCCCGTGGCGTGTTGGCGCTGGCGCTATTTCAGAAGCGAGGCATGTTACTGGTTTGTCCATGCCGTCAGGTACGTTTATGGACAAGGCAACTGGTGATGAATTAGATAACTCTCGCATCAATGCGTTGCGAATCATCAACGGCAAGGTTCGTGTTTATGGTGCCCGTTCTGCTTCTGCGGCTGAAGCAGATTGGCGATTCATTACTTCACGGGACACGATCAACCACATTGTTTATCTGGCTGAGATAGCGTTGGAGCGTCACACGTTCTCCACTATCGACAGTCGGGGTGGACTGTTTTCAGCCATCAGAGGTTCACTGGTCAGCATCTTGGAACCGATTAAAAAGTCTGGTGGCCTGTACCCGGCCCACGATTCGTCGGGGGCAATGATCGACAATGGTTACAAGGTAACTGTTGGTAACATCAATAACCCGACTGTTAGTTTAGCAACTGGTCAAGTCACCGCTGATGTTGCAGTCAGGGTGTCCGCTGTTGGTGATAAGATTACTGTCAACATCACGAAGTCCAACCTTACGGCTGGCGTACTCTAAACAGGGAGTGAATAAATGAAACTAGCACAGAGGCAGATTGTCGGTAGGCTTGAACCCGCTTCGGTTCATGGTATACCGACTCCTCCTAACTTCACTGGGTATTTTGCTCAGGTGTCTGGTGGTGAGATCACGGCTTCAGTAGAGAAGGTGTTTGAGGGCAAAGAGAAGTTCCCTACAACCCTGTGCGCTCCTGCCGAGGTTGGCGATGTTACTTTGACTCGTCATTTCGATCCTGAGCGTGATGGTGCCTTGATTGCTGGTTTGCGTGGACGGGTAGGCACGGCGTATTACAACGTCTTTATTGATGAGACGGATTGTGATCTCGTAGTGTCGGATTCTACACACAACCGAATGTTTACTGAGGCTCTTGTTGTCGGTTTGACTGAGCCTGATGGTGATGCTTCTTCGGGAGCGCCTGCGACCTTCAGTATTACTATGGCTATTGGTGGCTTGGCAGAGGGTTCTGGAAATCCCCAATAATTTTCATTTAGGTTATTAACTTAAAACTTGATACCCCGGTAACGGGGTGTTACTATCTGGATGTCATGACAACGTCCAATGGAGAAATATATTATGGCTGATGAAACAGTAACGAAGACTATTACCTTTGATGTTCCAGACGAAGGTTCGGAACGACTCAAAGAAAAAGAAGCAAAGCCTTCAGTTCTGGAACAGTTGCGTAATGTTGTTGAACAGAAGGTTGAGCGGGACGAAATCGAAATTAATGTTCCTGAGCGGGAAGGTGTTTCGGTTCGATTTTCTCCGAATGTAACCCAGCAGCAGTTGCGTGCTTGGCGACGGAATTCAGGTGAAAATAGCAAGGATGGATTTGATCCTTTGAAGTTTGCTTGCTATGTCGTTGGTTCGACTTGTACCGCGATTTTGATCAACGATGAGGTTGCCGAAAATCCAACAAATGGAATTGCTCTCACGTTTGCTTCTGATGCGATTCTTTCGATGACTAGTGATACTCGTCCGATCCCTGATGGGATTAGGAACTTTTACGGTATTGATCCTCATTTGGAAGCCACGGCGTTGGCGATTTTGGATGCTGCCGGTTATGGAGATGAGATTGATGAAATAAACCCTACGGAACGGTAATAGAATATTTAGCAGAAAATCCTATTATCGAAACAGCCGCACGGTTGGGGGAAGTATTTCATACTGATCCGATTCAACTTTTGGATTGTTCCGAGGAGGATTGGATGATTCGGATAGCATGTGCAATGGTGATAGCCGCTGATCGCGAGAAGCAAGAAAAAGAGGCAGAGGCGGCACGCAAGGTCAGGCGTAGATGAATAGAAAGTAACGTATTATGGCTATAGAGCAGAAGGTAGTCATTAGGGTCGAAATCGACCCGGATATGACTAAGGCTGCTGCGGTCAATGCGTTTCTAAGCGCCCTTGATAAAAGACTAGATAAAACTAATAAGAAATTAAATAAAACTAGAGATCTGTTGAAAGACGGTGTGGCTTTTCACCTTGGCCGTGCTGCTAGGAAAATGGCCGATTTCGGTAAGGCGATTCTCAAAGTTAACTTCAAGGGTCTAATCGTTGAGTTGGGTTTGATCACGATAGGTCTTGTAGCCATGAAGGGGGCGTTGGCTGCTGGTAGGGGAATCATGCGCGGGTGGAATAGCACCGTCAGTTTCCTTAAGGTAACTACTGCTGGTTTCACTGCGAGCATTGTCGCTTTGGTTTCTGCATTGACGGCTGCTAACAGGCAGTTTCAGCAGACTCAGTTGTCTCCTTTTATTGGAGGTATGCAAAACGCCCGTGAGGCAATGGGTGCTTTGCGTTCAGAGTCTCTCGCCCCCATGGGGGTGCAGAATGTTTCGGGAACGGCTGCGATGCTTAGCCGCGCTGGAATAGACACCAGAAAGCAAGCCGCAATTATGAGGGAAATGGCAAATATTTCCAGCGGAGATCCTAAGGCTTTTCAAGCAATGTCGCAAGCCGTAGCGACTGTTCAAAGCAGTGGGTCAACGAAAGCAGGGGTTGACGCTCTTAAGGGTTTAGGTCCGATGTTTAAGAATGTGGCCGGTCAGGCTGGTTCCATGAGCGCTCAAGAATTTATGAAAGCACTCGGCAGCGGCGGTTTGACGCCTGAAGCATTTCAAGGTCAGATGCAGAGAATTAACGAAACCTTGATGGGTGGATTCAAGGGGATGGTCACCAAGTTGTATGTGGCGTTGGCTGATATGGGTCTGCCCTTTTTGGATCCGTTGCGTAATGCTTTAGCCCAAATCGAACACATTTTTCTTCGGACTTTGTTTCGGGTTACCGGCGCGATCCATGCGTTTGGTTTGGAAACTTTTGTTCCGAAGTTGATTAGTGGTGTGGAACGGTTTACTAATTGGTGGGTCAAACTGATCGTTAATGATCTTCCAAGACTGATGGAAGTGTACGGAAAGATTGCTGATTGGTGGAGGAATTTCACTGCTGGAACTGGTCAGTGGTTTGGCAGGCTGGGCGCGGGGATGGACAAGTTCAAGGAGTCCGGTGAGGCTGCTTGGGAATTTTGGAAGAATATTTTTAAGGAGATTGGCGGCTTCTTTGGGGGTCGTTTCAATGAGTACGATAAAGATATTATTAAGAATAGGAAAGAGTTTGAAATGTTCGGTACGTCACTTGGCAGGGTGATTGCTGGAATTTTGGGTGTGGTGACTGCTTTCAAGGATGAGTTCATGAACATGCTGCCTGAACTCAATGATTTCTTTGCTTTCTTAACTTTGGATGTTTTTCCTGTAATGCAGGATTTTGCTGAACAGTTTGCTAAGGCGTTCAAGTCTGCGCTTCCTGTTATTCGCAATATTGTTTCGGCTTTCTTACCTTTGCTAAAACTTCTGAATGGTTTGATTGGTGGTTTGGGTGAAGCGAACATGGGTTTGGGTGTTTTGTTTGCTGGCTGGTTGACTATGACTCAGGGTGGTCGTGGGATGATGTCAGCGACGCGGGGGGGTTTCATGGGTAGGGCTGCTCCTGTTGGCGGTCAGGGGGCTATTTCCCACAGGATGGGTCAATGGGCAGGCGGCGGTCAGCAGGCGGCTGCTGCTCGCGGGGCGGCGGCGGCGTCGGGCGGCGGTTTCTTTGCGACCCGCGCTGCCGCAAACCAACCTCCCGCCGCACCCGGAACGGGTCCACCAAGGGTATGGGATCCTAAGACGAAGTCAATGGTGCCGAACCCAGCCTTTGGACCCACCGCGGCGGCGGCGAAGAATGGATGGTGGCAAACGACTACTGCGGGCAAACCGGGTGGGATGATGCAGGCCATGAAGGGCCGCATGGGTATGGGGACGATGATCGGTGGAATGATGTTGGCTCAACTGGTAGGTGGCATGGTTGGCGGCGATACCGGTCAGACTATAGCGAACACGGGTTCCA